CTTTGACATCCCTCGTAGCCCACCTGGCGGCAATGTAAGACTGCAGGCAGAGGAGAGGAAAGGATAAATAGGTTCCCATATTCTGACCGTGGTTGACCTCACGGCCCCTACAGGTAGGGGTCTGATAATCTAGAGCCATGGCCCGAATACGGGGAGGTACGTTGACTGCTTTTGAAAGAGCGGCCGAGAGTATCACTTGCGCAACGTCCTGACGGAGACCGTCAGTCGCGGAAACAAGATCTACGCTCGTATGCCACTCGCTCTTGAGAAAACGGTTCATTCGTCCTTCAGTCGGAGGACCTTTCAAAATCCACTCCTTTCCACTCATGTACTGGTACATGGTTTTATGAAGAGGACCTAGCAGGTCCCAGTCCGCTGTCGGAATGCCCATTTTCCGAACCTTTCCTACACTTGGTACGCCTTTGTACCTTAACTTCTTGCCCTCCAGGTGAGGGCACTCTTTCCCACGGAGGTACGACTGAAATTGCTTCCAGCTGCACCGCCCGCGCCACCAATCAATGGCGGAAATGAAGCGAGTGTATCTGGCAGAGGCCCGGGGCACAAAGCTCGTACAAAACGAGTCATATGTGTAATCCCAGCCGAAACAGAATACATCTCGCGTCACTTTTCTGGCGAAGCGAAGATAATCAGGCGAACTAGCCTCAGGCTGTTCGCGGCAAGCATTGTCGGCCCATTCCGAATAGCCCAGGTCGTTAGAAGCGCATCGAGAACAAGCGAGATTAGGCAAACCTTTTTTAAAGTAAGCCATAGAACTCGCAAATTCATGACGCTCTCTTCTTCCGAGCCTCTTCAGAATGGGGAAATCTCCCTCCCAGCCGGTCTGGGAACGAGGAAATTCAACTCGAGCAGAGCTCGAATCAAGGATATTCGCGAGGTATTGGCCGAATTGACCCACTTCAAGATCCGGTAGTTCTCCTTTTGGAAAGGAGAACCTGATCCGAACGATTTTGAGGAAGCGGTCGGCCGCCTCACGAATATGGTGCTCTATCCTACGACAGGTGCACCTAGCCAAAGTCCTCCCACCGCAGGCGGTTTTAATGGAAGACTTGCTACTGGCTACTTTGCTAGCATTCATCTCTGTGTAAGGCTTATACAGCGACAGAGGTGGAATACTATTGGAATTTGTCTTGATGACAAAAT